GTTTGGAGTGATGAAGAAAAGGAACTTGCGATCAAATGTATGAATGGGGAAATAACGGTTGCTGAATTAATGGAATTAACAGGGCGTACTTACGGCGCTTGCGGCAGGATTATGTGGAGATTGAAGGGAAAACAAAAACAAAAACAGGGGGAAAAGCGATGATAATCAAAGGCGATAAACTTAAATTTCACAAAAAGGTAACAGGAAGCAATACAGAGAAAGTTATGGTTGCAACCAGCGATGAAAAGAAAGGGTTGCATGGTATGGGCGAAGTGATGGTCGAAGGCATTAAAAGCCCATTCCTGGCAAGTTATCTTGTAAAGGTGAACTGAATGAATTTTAATCATGGCTTCGATTGTCCGAATTGCGGACCGATCCCAAAAGCTAAAACAGGAACAATTAACAAGGTATCTCATAATTTATGCCCGGATTGCAAGGTTCCGGTATCAGCATGGGAAAGGCCGGTCAAGGAACGTCCTGGAAGGTGTGGCTATTGTGGCAATTGTGATTTTAAATCAGTGGTATACCGCGGGAAAAACAAAAGTATAAGAGGGCATATTTTAAGAGGTTGCCAGGTCTGCAAAGAGGTATTTGATACAGATACAGAGAAAGTAATTAAAAAAGGGGAGTTACCACAATGACAATCGATTTAACAGAATTATTCAAGGTGCAAAACGTATTAAAAGAACGGATCGGATATAAGGAGCCGGATCACTTCGATAAATTAAAATTAGCCTTGCTGGTTGAAGTCGGGGAGTGTGCCAACGAGTGGAGAGGATTCAAATTCTGGAGTAAAAAAGAACCTGTAAAATTCATTCATACAACAGCGGGGGCAACGCCAGAAAACGCGGTCATGTTTAAGTGTATGGAAGAAGATAATTGCGGGGAATATTTGCAAAAGGAGGATTTTGAAAGTTTGTTTGATCCGAATTACGAAGAGTGTCCAAAGTGCCATGTAGGTTATGTTAATGCGTTCAGAAGAAAATACCCACTTTTAGAAGAGTACGTTGACGGCCTTCACTTTGTAATGGAATTGGGATTGGTGATTCATTCAGACTTTAGGGTCCCATATAAGCGCCATAGATTTGATAATCATAGCGTGACAAATAAATTTAACGCGGTTTATTACATGGTTGCCAACTTGGAAGAAGGGGATTCATTGCTAAATGATAAAGAATACAGAATCCTTTTAACCGAATATGTGGAGCTGGCCGACGATTTAGGGTTTACGTGGGACCAGGTGGAAAATGCCTATTATGAAAAGAATGCAATCAATCACCAACGCCAGGAATCGGGGTATTGATCATGGAATTATAAAACAGACAATAAAAAGGCGATGCAATCGAAATCAATATATGCAGCAGCAACCAGGGAACGGATCGCTTTTGAAGAAGGGATGAAGCAATGAAGGATGAAGAAACTTTCTGGTTAGGATTAGTTTTAGTGTCAATTATTATATTTTGCATAATTTACGCAATGTACATGGAAGGGATGAAATTATAAAAGGGGGATAAAGCGATGAAAAAGGCGAAGGTGAACGCAAGGATTCAAATATTATGTTCTGTATGTATGAGATCAAAAGAAAATAAAAGGTCAATGTTCTGTAATGAGTGTAGAGAAAAAGCGCTTAAAATGGAACTAAGGTTTTGGAACTGATCATTTGGATCTTAATTTATATGGTCTTGGTGCTGCTGGAGTGATTGGGGGAAAGAATTTGAAACAATACCATGTCAATATAACGCCTATGGGATGCGTCCGAATGACGCGAAAAGGGAAGTTTGTTAATAAATACGCATTAAACTATCTATCTTTTAAAAAGGCGATTCAATACCAATGGAAAGGCCAACATGCAGGGGATCTTTTAACAGGTCCTTTGCAAGTTGATATCATATTTATGATGCCTATACCAAAGAGCGGAAGGAGCCAAAAAAGGAAGGTTGCAGCAGGTGAATATCAAACAACAAAGCCGGATATCGATAATCTAGTAAAATCTGTTTTCGATGCTGCAAATCAAATCATTTGGGAAGATGACAACCAGGTATGCAAGATGAGCGCACAAAAGGTTTATAGTGAGGAACCGGCCATTTGGATGGAGGTAAAAAAGCTATGAAAGTTGAGTATACAGAGCGGGAAAAGTTAATCATGGAGGAATGGGCGAAATACACGCTATGGGAAATCCGGGTCAGGGATAAACGAATAAAGTTGTTAGAACGGACCATAGGCGCGGGTATAGCTGGAATAATGATAGCTTCATACTTTATCTTTTTTTAAGGGGGAAAATAATGAGGTCGACAGAAATATGGACGGTGACATATAAAGATCAAGACGGGGTTTATTCTGTTTCTTATACAGATAAAGGGGATGCTGAAGGTGCGAAACAAATGGTTTTGGATAGCCACGGCAGCGAATTAATAAATGGGGATGGGAGCATTGCGGGCATTGAGGAAATAGAGTGGTGTCATTTAACTTATTCTAAATTATGGGGGTAAGCAAATGCAAAAGCGCGGCTGGATGGATAGGGATTACGAGGAAACGTTATTAGAGGAAATCACGAAAAGGGACGTTAAAATCCATATGCTTACAACGACGATAGCGGGTTTAATCACATTAAATATAATGTTGTTGGGCTTAATCATTTTCTTCAGATAAAAGGGGGATTCACTTTGGACGAATACGACGTAAAATTAACGGTTGAACAGGAATTATTCGATAGAGTGAACCGACTTGAAGGGGATTACGAAAGGTTAGAAAGAAAGTATCGCAAGCTGCAAATGAAGTACCAGGACCGCGCATGGATCATTAAGAAGCAGAACAGGCGCATACAGCAGCTTTCGGGACGGAAAGATCCGTACTATAACGAACCAGCAAACAAACGGCTGAAGGGGAAAAGAAGGGGGAAATAATGGCGAATAGAGCGACTAGAAGTTATTACGCGGTGTATAAAGGCGAAGATTTCGTATGTGAAGGAACATCGGTGGAATGTTCGGAATTTTTAGGAATCAAGCGCAGGGGGTTTTATAGACTTGGATCACCTTCGTATAAAAAGAGATTCGCTCAAAAAAGAGAACCGAACGCTTTAATGATTGTGAAATTAGATGACGAAGGGGAAGGGAAAAACGATTGAAATTTATAGTCGAAATGATTTTAGGCGCTGTTTTTATAGCGATGATTATGATTGGAATAAACCTTTTGATAGCAATACGAATGTATTTTACAGATGCAATTTACCTGGAAGCGGCTATTGATACTGTTATTGGATTAATTGCGATATATTTCGGCGGAAAGTGGTCCAGTGGATTTATTAAAATGTGGAAGGAGTCGGGAAAAGATGATTGATTATATATTCAGGAATAAAGAAACGAGTAAGGAATTCAAAATAAGTTCAAAAAGGAATATTGCGGTTAAACACTTCAGCGATAAGGATTATAGGCTTAAAAACAATATCCCGAACGGGTACGAATTGAACCAGGTAGTTGATTATAGGACAACAGCAAAGGAAAGGAAGGCGAAATAAATGAGAATAACAATGGATAATATAGATACACGGTTTTGTGACCTTATAGAAGGTGCAACCAATAAAGAAACGCCACGGCAATTCATTAGAAATACTGAAGAAGAATTAGGGATAAGGCCCGCCGATATAGATAATATGTCTGAGGACGAGTTAAACGTTTATATAGATCGTTTAGATGATTTATGGGGCAAGTGATTAACGGCCGGGGGAAACCCTGGCTTTTTGCTATAATAAAAGGGAAAGGGAGTGGGCAGCGTGGGACAAATAACAGAGCATGACGCAAAGGTAATTAAAATCATAGATGGGGATACAATATGGGTTGACCTCTATATAACAATCCTGGGAAGGCGTAGGACGTTTCATGATACGATTGTAAGGTTTAAGGATGTAGATACACCAGAACGCGGCAAACCGGGCTATTATGATGCAAAAGGCCATACATACGAAAGACTGATGGGTAAAACAATCAGAATACGTGGTGATCATGAGGAAATGAACGGGGAACGATGGGTTGCAATCCCTTTGATTGACGGTAAATCATTTTGTGATGAATTGATTAATTTGAAACTGGCCCGGAAATGGTATCCAGGTATAGGGCCGTGGGAATATTGAAGTGATCCAGGGGAAACCCTGGGTTTTTTATTTGTTGAAAAACTTTTTTATAAATATGTATACAAAGTAATTAAGTGGTGTTATACTAAGTATACGAAAACAAACAAAAGGGGATGGCGAAAGTGGCGAATATCACACACAAAGAGTTTAAAGCGTTAGGGATTAAAAAAGGTGACAAAGCAAAGTTTTCCAACAGAACAAACGGCAAGATTCACGAAGGGATTGTAAAAAGAATTTCATACAAAAAAGGAAGATACCCTAAACGTTTTAATGGTCAATCCTGGGTCGAAGGGAGCGAATTTAAATACATGGAGTTGGTATTTGAAGTAGAGGGGATGAACTGGCCTACCGTTATAGAGGATACGTTTTCCGTACTTGAAAAAGTAGAGGAAGTAAATGAAGAAAAATCAGTAATGGTTAATTACTTGAAGGGGGTAATGCCTGAAGATATGAACTTTATGTACTCTTTACAAGAACTAAAGGAAGTAGCAAAAGAATTGAAAATAAAAGGACGTTCGAAAATGCCGAAAATGGTATTAGCGTTAAATATTTTTGATGAACTAGAAAAACAGTTATAGGAAAAGGGGATAACATCAGTGGAACCATTGAAATTTTACGGGACTGTAGAGCTGGCAAAAGAATTAGATTGGACTAAACAAAAGGTGCATCTTTACTACAAAAGGGGCGTTATAGAGGAACCGAACGCCTTTGCAGGCACTAGACCATTATGGGATTTGGACCAGGTTAAACGGATTAAGAAGATATTTAAAAAGGGGGAAAAGGAATGAGCGATTACAAAACAGGGAATTCAGCATCGGTTTTCAATGACGATGGAAGCGGCGGGGGCAAGTGTAGGGATTGCGGCCAACATTTAAGCGATAACGAAACGTATGAAGCATACGGCAGCATCTATTGTGGCACTTGTTATCAAGGTAAATAAAAAAAACAGGGGGCGAAGGCGATGAGAAAAAGTTATTTTGTAACAGGAACAACAATGGCGATGATGTTGTTTTTGGGGGCGTGTAGTAGCGAGGAAACCGGAACGGACATGGTGATTGAGGAAAGAATGAGTGAAGCGGAATACCTGGAAGAAACGCAAGAGATTCAAGGATATTTAATCGATAATCTAGGTAGTATTTCCACTTTGTCCGAAATCGGCGCAGAATCACCATTCATGCTAAAAACGGAAGAGTACCAGGATAAAACAATCGAAATTACCGAAGCGATTAACGACAATGCAGAACAGGCTAGAGATATAAACCCGCCGGAAAAGTATGCAGAGTTTAACGAGTTGTTTGTGGATGGTGTGAACGCTTTCGATGAAGCTGCAACAGTCTACAGGGAAGCGATTTTAAACGAAGATATGTCCATGTTAAGTGAATCAGAGTATCTAATGGATGAAGGGTCGGAAAGCATCGTGGAAGCAACGGAAATGATGAACGAATTGAATGATAAGGGGTTTGAATGATGAAAGAAAACATTAAATGGTGTTCGATTACAGTCTTTTTGATAGCTACGGTCATGGTTATGTCTGAATGGATGGGAGGTTAAGGGGATGGATAAAGTATTTTGGACCGCATGGGGTTTAGTCCTTATAACAATGCTGTTTATGTGTCTGTCGCTTATGGGGAAATCCTGGTTCAATATGATGTTTAACTGAGGGGGAAAAGGCGTGAATTATTATTGGTGGAAAGATGTTGAAGGCCATGCAGGTAATGCCTATGCAAACAATGAACAAGAGGCAAAAGAGAAAGTGGAAAAGGAATGGGGGATCAAGGTTAAGGGGATTGAATTATTGAAAGAAAATGCAGAATTCAAGGGGGATAAGTCGTGATACTGAAGGAATTCGAAATAAAAGAGCTGAAAATGAACGGGATGATTGTTGGATTTGAAAAGGCGAAATTAGTATTAGAGCAAGAATTTTATCTTTTGCACAGCGTTAAATTGAGTAGGTTGGAATGGTATGTGAATGTGGAATTTATAGAAACGAATCTTAAAGCGTTTTATAAATACAAAAGAGCGATAGATATAGAAATGGTAACGGATAAAGGGGAATTGTTAAGTGGTCAGGTTGTCGTTACGTCTATAGTAGACCGGGATTTTACAGAACTAACGGGTATAGGTCAATTTATTGAATCAGGGGTGAAATGATGGAGGATTTGAAGTTTTTGTTAGACGGAACTATAGGAGTATTTTCGATGATTGGACTTTTTACGGTAGCAGCAGCAACATTCAAGTTCATTTATAAGGATTAAGGGGGAAGAACAATGAGAACGGAAGAAGAAAGAGAAGCGATGATTGCAGAAATTATGGAAAGTAGCATTGAAGCGGGTGAAATCATCGATCAATTGGATTCTCTGGTTGAAGAAAATGAAAAACTAGAAAAAAAACTGAAAGCGGCCAGGGAAGAAATCGCAAGGATGAAAGAGGAAATGATGAACTACAGGCGAAAGTGGACGGTGCACATCAATAATATTTAGAGGGGGAATAAAGGTGAATAGTATTGTATTGAGTCATGAAGATTATGAAAAGTTTCAAACGGAATGGATGGATTCATTGTACGAAGGCGATAGACCGATTACAAAGCGTGTAGAGGAAGCGGGAGTCGATGTTAATGGGTTTAGTGGGCTTTACATTGAAAACAAACCGTATGGCGTGATAGTGAGCAGGGGGCGGGTGCAGGAACCGAAAACATTCGTTTCATATTTGGAATTAACGCCGGAACAAAGAGCGAGCGCAGCCAAAGCGTTATTAAAGGAGATTGAAAGAAATCCGGTTATTCTTTTTGAATCAGAAGAAGTGGAATTTATTGAGCCAGACGTTAATAAAACGGAAGTGATGAATATATTTAATGAGCTGTTGGGTGAATGGTATGAAAGCGAAGAATGTTTAATCGGACATACTTCAGGGTCTATGGAAGAAGACTTAGAAAGATTGAATGAGGATAAAGAAAGGTGTAAACGGAGATTCACGGAAGCTTTGGGGGTTCCTTATGAGAAGGGGGAATAAAAAGTGATTATAAAACGGGTGGATCTTATAAGGCTGAAGATTAACGGGGCGGAATGTAAGTTTGATAAGGCGGAATTGATTATAAGTTTTGATGATGTGTACATGGGGAACGAAAACATGTTCATTGAAGATCGAATCTTTGAATGGAATATAGAAGCACAAAACGTCAAAAGTCATATTGATTTTGAAAAGTTGTACAAACTCGACATTAAAACGAATCTGAATTTTGAAACAATTGACGGGCATAAAGCGAAGGCGCAAGGGGTAATCAATGAAATTTTAATTTACTCCAACGCGATAAAGGAAATAGGAATTTCGGTGAAAGATTGGGCGGTGTTAGTATGATGGATAAAGAGCGGATAGAGGATATTAAAAAACGCTGGTTTGAAGATGGGGAGAACCTTCCTGTTAAGGATATATCGTGGTTGATTATAAAAGTTGAGAAAGAAGCGGGTAAAAAAGAAAAGTGGTTGAATAGAATGGGGTACGAGAAAGGAGAGGGTGGGTTATATACATTCAAGTATAGTAATTCTCAAAGTCATACCTTTACGGCTGATGTTATAGATAATTTCGATGTTGAAAAGTTGGACGAATATCACTGGCAGTTTATAAAAAGGATGGAGTGGAAGAAACATGAAAGTGAGTGAGTTAATCGAGGAATTAAAGAAGTTTCCGCAAGATGCTGAAGTCCTGGTTTATGATTACGAATCTTTTCATGAAGAATGGGAATTGGACGAAATTTATATGAGGGGAAATAAAGTGGAAATAAAATAAATAAAACTAATGTAATTATTTTCTTTAGCATGATATAATTGGTTTATTCCTTTCCAGGAGGAACGGGCGGTACTTGGTGTAACGGGAAGGCGCAAGTCCTTCGATCCCTTTGGGGGTCCCATAGTGGCCTATTAAGATGAAGTGATAGCGGGTTCAATTCCCGTCGCCGCCATAAGCTGATTACATACGGCTATAGAAAACATCTGAGCGGGTGGGTATGTGTAGGGTTGCAACCAATAGCATGCGATATGTGCCGTGATAGTGAGGCTCACGGGTGAATGAGGGTAAATGAGGAACTAACAGCATATCAAAATAAAGAGGGTGGAAACGTTGAATGAGCGTTTCCCCTTTTTTGTGTATAGAAAATACTGTAAACTATAGATATAAAAGCTTTTCGTGGGGGTAGGTGAAATAAATGGCTAGGACAAGAGATCCCAACAGGGATAAAGCTTTCGAGATATGGAAGCAGCGCAAAGGGGATATAACAAATAGGGCGATTGCCGAACAATTAGATATCGACGAAAAGAAAGTCGCGGTATGGAAACAACGTGATAAATGGAATGTTGTACAACAAACTAATACAAATGTTGTACAACAAAAAAAGAAAAAGGGTGCAAAGCCAAAGGGCAAGCCAAGATACCCAAATGGCCACCCTGGGAATAAGAATCCGGCGAATCAATTTACAGAACGGAATCAAAAGGCAAGGAAGCATGGACTCTTTTCACGTTATATGCCAGCAGAAACATTGGCGATAATGAATATGATTGACGAAGCGGAACCAGCGGACTTGATATGGACTCAAATACAAATACAGTACGCTGCAATCATCCGTTCACAACAGATTATGCACGTTGAAGATAAAGACGAAACAATCAGGGAAATCAAGAAAACAAAATCGAGTGAGTTCGGCGATGAAACAGAATACGAAATACAATTTGCCTGGGACCGACAAGCAACCTTCCTGACAGCTCAAAGCAGGGCTTTGTCAGAACTTAGAGCCTCCATTAAACAATTCGACGAAATGGCCCACGTTGACGATGAACGGCGCCTTAAACTTGAAAATATGCGTCTGACAGCAGAGAAAACCAAGGCGGAACTTAAAAAGCTGGAAGATGGGGATGCAGAAAAACCTATTGAAATCTTCATAAGTAGGAAAGAGGTGAGGGGCAATGGAGAAACAAGTTAGCCCGCACTTCGAAGATTTTTTATTTGATTGGTCAACAAAGTTTCAATTCCTTGTCGGGGGTTACGGATCAGGAAAGAGCTATCACGTGGCCTTAAAGGTCATCCTGAAGATGTTAGAAGAAAAAAGGACCGCGCTAGTTGTCCGGGAGGTATATGATACACATAGGGATTCGACGTTCTCTTTGTTATCGGAAATCATTCACGACCTGGAGCTTGAAAACAGAATTAAAATAGTGGGTTCTCCTATGCAAATCAGATTTCCAAACGGATCTAAAATTATCTTTAAGGGTATGGATAAACCGGCTAAATTAAAGTCGATTAACAACATTTCGTTAGTATGGTTAGAAGAGTGTTCGGAAATCAAATACGACGGGTTCAAGGAATTGTTAGGACGTCTACGTCACCCATCGATTAAGCTTCATATGATTCTTTCTACAAACCCGGTAAGTAAAAGCAATTGGAGCTATACCCATTTCTTTAATAATCCGTTAAAAGACTTTTTTGTCTTGGATGATGCAAGGTTATACAAGGAAAAGACATTAGTTATCGGTGATACGTATTATCATCATTCAACAGCAGTGGATAACATGTTTTTGCCGCAAAGCTATGTTGATCAGTTAGATGAATTAAAAATACATGATCCAGACCTCTACAGGGTAGCGAGGCAGGGACGTTTCGGGGTTAATGGCACATTAGTATTACCGCAATTCGAAAAGGCGTCACACGACGATGTAATGAATGCAATCAACAACATAGATAAACCGTTATTTAAAAACGGGATGGACTTTGGTTTTGTTGAATCCTATAACGCTTTGGTTAAAATGGCCGTCGATAAAAGAAATCAAGTCCTTTATATTTATTGGGAGTACTACAAAAACAATACGACGGATGACAAAACGGTCCAGGAATTAGCTGATCAAAAGAAAATACTGATTAAAGCGGATAGTGCTTAATGGTTAGGCACTTAACTTGGTTAATTGCTGGAAACTCCTAAAACCTTTAGTACCTAAACGGTGACAATCTAAAGGATATTACAATGGACAATCAGCACCGAAGATTTAACTAATGTTAAATAACGGTCAACGACTATCGAAACCGTTTCATTTGAAGCAGGGAGTAGAGTACACCCAAGCGGGTGGAAACGCCAAGCATAGACCTAGAAAAAGGTTTGTGAAGATATAGTCTAATCTTGCGGGAAACCGTAAGCAGTTCATGGTATAATATATGGTATAGGAGGGATTAATTTGAACTATATCATATACAAAATAACAAACATAAAAAACAACAAATTCTATATAGGTATCACTTCAGAATCTTTAAACCATAGATGGAGAGGTCATTGCAGAAAGGCTAGATTTAAACCTTCATCTAATCTTCATCGGGCAATCATTGAACACGGCGAAGATTCATGGGATAAAGAGATATTGTTTGAATTTGAGACTAACGACAAAAAACACGCTTACTCTATTGAGGAAGAATACATTAATAAATACGACGCTTATGAAAAAGGATACAACACTGGAACAGGTCGCGGTTGGAACATTGTAGACCGAAGTGGGAAAAACAACCCTATGTATGGGAAGGTTTCCGGGAACGCATCTAAAGTTGTTGTGAACGGTGTCCTTTATAGTAGCGTAAGCGAAGCGTCTAAGGTCTTGAATAAAAACAGAAACACTATTTCGAAATGGTGCAGAAGTGATAAGTGGGAAGACTGTTATTATGTTTGATACCAAGAGAACGGGCCAAGGATTAGCGAACTTGGTTGAATAACTATGGAACCTAAGACGATTCAATTCTTTAGGCAATCAGGATTTCGTATGATGCCGACCAGGAAGTTTGCTGGGTCCAGGATTCAGTATACAAAGAAAGTAAAGCGTTTCAAAAAGATCATTTGCTCTGATGAATGCCCGAATACTTTCCGTGAATTGCACGATCTAACATTCAAAACGGATAAAACAACGGGTGAAATCATTGAGGACGAATTTAACATAGATCCCCATACCTTCAGTGCGATATGGTATGGACTTGACGATTATGAGGTAACGACGTTGAAAGGTGATTCAGTTAGAAAGTAAAGGGGGAAAGTAAATGCGCTCTTATAAAAAATACCTTGATAAAAACGGTATTGACGGGGAAACGTTACAAAACATCATTACAGATACACAAAAGGACCGGGACCGCATGTACAAGCTTTATCAGCGCTACAATGTGGATGAGGACGGGCCAGATATCTTCGGAAGGAACTTAGTTGATTACAACCTGGAAAGTGAAAGGGTGCAGCGCTTAGACGATAAGGTCAACAACCAATTAAACAACGCCTTTGATGCCGAAATCGTTGATACTAAGATAGGTTACATGTTCGGGCATCCGATCAGTTATGGATTCGATAAAGAGGGCGCTAAAAACGAAACTATCGAAAAATTACTAGAAGAGTTTAATTTGCGTAACAACATTGAGGATAAAGATTCCGAATACGGATTGATTGCAGCGGTATGCGGGAAAGCTGCGCGACTTGCTTATGTGGATGTACACGGGGATTTCAGGGTTAAAAATATTGATCCTTGGAATACTATATTCATAGGGGAAGACATTCATGAACCTGATTACTCCATTCGTTTATATGAAGAGGATGGCATTGAATACGCTGAATTCTATGACGATGAACACATTTGGCACTTCAGCGCTGAAACTGGATGGAAATTCGTTGACGTACAGCCGCATTTATTCGAATTTAATCCTTTGTTTGCTGTTGAAAACAACAGGGATCAAAAGGGCGATGCAGAAAAAATATATAGTCTAATCAATGCGTATGATAGGACGCTTTCTGATGCGTCAAACGAGATCGAACAATATCGTCTGGCCTATCTAATCCTGAAAGGTATTGGAGCCGATGAGGACACAATGGAGAGCTTTAAAAAGGGTGGGTTGATTGAACTGTTAGGTGATAACGACGAAGTTAAATACCTAACCAAAGATATCAACGATACAATGATAGAGAATCATTTAAATAGATTAGAAGAAAACATAATGAGATTTGCGAAGTCTGTTAATTTTTCCGATGAGTCATTCGGCGGCAACATTACAGGGGTAGCGATGAAGTATAAGTTAATGGCATTAGAAAACAAATGTATAACAATGGAGCGTAAATTTATTGCGTCCCTGCGGTATCAGTTTAAGGTTTTATTCTCTGCATGGGCAAAGTTACATGGATTAAGCAAAGACGATTATTTAAAGGTATTCTATTCGTTTAAACGCAACTTGCCGGATAACTTACTGGAAGAAGCGCAAGTCCAGGCACAATTAAAAGGATTAGTAAGCGAATCAACTCGACTTGGCCTATTCTCGCAAGTGGATGATGTAGAGTTTGAAAAAGATGAAATGAAGAAAGAACTAATGGAGTCTGACGAATATTTAATGATGAATGATCCGTTAAGTGGTGCTGGAGCCAGTGAAGATAAAAAGAAAGTGGTAAGCGGCAAAGAGAACGGAAAAAAGCCGTGTGACGTTTGCGGAGGGGATGGTAAAGTATCAAGTAACGTAACGGGCGAACCTATCCAATGCAAACGATGTGGCGGGAGCGGGGAGGTTTAATAAATGACGCGTTCACAGGAGGAAATAGATAAATTCCTGGACGATAAGATAACCAAAGCGGAAAGCCAAATCGATAAAATGTTCGCCAGGAGACTAAAGGAGTTATTGGCCCAACTATCCGAAATGTATAGGAAGTACGGTGATAAAGGGGAATTAAGTTTCACGGACCTAAACAGATACAACAGATTCCAGAAAGAAATGAAGATTATGGCCGATGCAATCAATGAAGATTACAAACAGCTACAGGAAGACATTCAGGAATTAATGGAATATCAATACGTTGAGAACTTTCTTAGGACCGCATTCGTTTTAGAGTTCGCGGCACAAACTGAAATGGGGTTTGGTGTCCCTTCCCTGGATACGATTAAAGCAGCCATTGTGAATCCTATTGACTTGTTAACATTGCCTAATCTTATGGAATCGAACCGCCGGGAAATAACAAGGCGATTGCAAATGGATATATCGCAAGGATTATTGGCCGGTGAAGGGTATTCAGATATAGCGGCCAGGATTGAAAAAAGCGTCGGTTTTGGAAAGGTAAAGGCCAGGAGGGTTGCACGTACTGAAGGCCATAGGGTGCAAACAACAGCCAGGATGGAAAGTGCAAAGGAAGCGGCAAAACATGCGAATATGACAAAGATGTGGATGTCTGGCCTTGATTCCCGCGTCCGTACAGCTCACAGGAAGCTTGATGGGACCGTTAAAGGTATAGAGGATATATTTATATCAACAGCAGGCGGAAAGGGCCAGGGTCCCGGTGTCATGTGGAATGCCAGCGATGATTGCAATTGTCGATGTACGATTGTTTATCTAGTGAATGGCATAAAACCAGCATTAAGGCGGGCCAGGAATGAAGAAGATCCTGCCTATCAATTAAAATTAGCTCATCGAATAGAAAAGTATATGAACGATGGATTAACAGAGAAAGCAGCAGAAAAGAAGGCGAAAAAGGAAGTATTGCCGCCGAGTCTAGTAATTCCTTATCAAACATATGAAGAATGGCGTAAAAAACTATGACATTAATCTAATAGCGTGGTAAAATTAGTTAAAAGTGTTAATTTTGATAGTTTCCGTCTTTAAGCAATAGACATTATAAACAGGCTTAAATCATTTTGCACACGACGGATCGTTTCGGTACGTCCTGGGCATTGGAGGTAACGAGAATGGATATTCAAGCGATTAGAGCATTTTTAGAAACAAACAAAGATCAACCAGAAGTACAAAGTTTTGTCGGAGAACTTAGCGCCGTTTCACCCGAAAAGGTACAAGGTTTCTTGCAAACTGACGAAGGAAAGAAGTTAATTCAACCAGTATTAGACACGTATCACGCTAAAGGCTTAGAAAGCTGGAAGAAGAATAACCTTCAAAAGTTGGTTGATGACAAAGTTAAAGAGTTAAACCCGGATAAATCACCGGTTGAATTGGAGCTTGAAAACCTGAAAAGGGATCTTGAAGCGAAAGACAAAGCGGCTCAAAGA